TTGCCGAGCGTCCGGTTACCACCAAGGGTTACCGAGAAGTTATTAGCTACGGACATATTAACCGCAATTGTAGCCGCATCTGTCAAAGCAGATATATTAGCCGCTGCACTTCCACTTACATATAATTTGGGTGATGGAGATGTTGTTCCGATTCCTACGTTGCCGGAAGAGTCAATACGCATACTTTCAGTATTACTTGTTCCAGCTGCCGGAAGCATAAAACGGAGACCATTTGTAGCATCAGTAAATATTGCACCCGTTCCGCCGCCATCTCCTAACCGAATATCTCCATTGACATGAAGTTTTTGTGCGGGCGAACTCGTTCCAATACCTACGTTGGAACTACTAACGGCTAACTGATTGGTTCCGACCGTTAACCCATTAGACGGTAAGTTGAGTGTTCCCGTCATGGTATCGCCAGCTTTGGCAACATAGGATGCGCCACTGACGTATGCCGCTACCCAAGCTGAGCCAGTGTAGAGCCGCATCTCTGGGACGACTGTATTGAAATACAACGCACCAGCGACAAGAGCGTTTCCGTCATTGTCGAGCGTCGGGTTCGAAGTCTTGGCCCCAAGGTAACGGTCGTCGAAGCTGTCATACGCTGCCAGCGTAGCGTCTCTAGCAGCCTCTGCAGCAGTCTGGGCAGCCGAAGCATTGGAAGCCGATGTAGAGGCATTAGAAGCGCTTGTAGAGGCATTTGAGGCAGATGTTGATGCAGCATTGGCATGATATTTGGCTGAGTATTCACCACCAGCGACGGGGCCAGCAGTCTTGGTTGCCCAATCATTAGCAAGGGCAGCCGAAGCCGCAGAAGAAGTTGCGCTAGAAGCAGCAGCAGCCGCAGAAGCCGCAGCCGAAGCCGCATCAACCACCAAGTCCCACTTGGCCGAATCAGCATTACTGGAGATCGGTGTCGTGCCAGTTGAGGTGTGAGCCGTGTTAGCCCGATATACGTTCGCGTTCGATCCGTCCTTAACCAAGTCACGGACTGTATAGGCTGTGCCAGCCGCCCAATTACCGCGCCAGTTGCCGATGTCTTCACCGACGACAGGGTTACCGGATGAGTCGAAAGCCAGTGTCTTGCCAGCGCGGGAAGCCGCCACCGGAAGAACCATGTTGACCGTGCCGCCATCCTCGACAGCCGCCGGGTCATATTGAGGAGCCTTTAGAGTGCGCTTGTTTTCCTCGGCAAGCTGCTGGATCATAATGATCTGGCTATCCAGTTGCTCGTTGAGTGAGGATGCCTTCAGGTCGCCAGCGGTCACGAAGTCGGTCGTGCGCTCAATCGTCCGAGCGCCGATGATCGTAATACGGTCTGAGCCAGTAGCTGCGCTGACAAGGGTAATTGAGCCAGTGCCATTGGCTGAATTGATCGTCACCGTGTAATCGGTCGTGAGCGTCAGTTTCGTGGCGTTCTTATAGACGGCCAAATCCGACTGCGTCAGAACGGGAAAGCTAAAGGAATATGGTCCGGTTCCCGCTGACCCGGTGTAAACTACACGCCTCGTTACTGCGGTAATATTATAGTCAGCCATAGCAAATCCCCTGATTTAGACCTTTATACACGACGCTCTAAAAATCCTCAATCTCACCTAACAGCCTGAGATGGCGGGAAAATAAAGGTTTGATCCTGTTCCTTCTTAATCCGCGTTTCCATGCGCCTTAGAGCGCCCGGGTTGCTCATCTCCATAAACCTGTATGTAATCCCGTAATCTATTGGCATCTTGGCCCACCAGATGTTGTTGCCGGGAGTATTGCTGATCATAAATTTAAAAGCTGAAGCAGCCACATCGTCGCCATTTTTCACTCTGGCGAACAGGTCGGCCACGCTTGAAAGTTTGCCATATGTCGGACCAAGCAAGCTCTCTAGCGGTCCAGCGCCGTAGCGGGATTTCATCTCACCGAATAGAAAGTCTCCGTAAAGGCCAGCACCGCCGCCTCTGGCCATAGCCGCCAAGACCAGCTTATAATAGCCAAATGCGTCCTCTGGGTTTCTTGGGTTCTTGCCAGTAAGGATGTCCTTCATGTTCATTGAGGCATAGCCAAACATGGTCGAAATCAGGAATACGTTTGCTAGGCCCCAGAGTTCGCCATTCTTGTTTTTCATCGCCTCTGCCACGGTGTTTGAACCGCGTCCATAGATTTCACGCCCGATGACCTTTTGCATGAAGGCAATAGGAAATGATTTGTATTGGCCCACATAATCCAAAAACTCGCGCTCATATGAGCCTTTTTGATAGCCGCGCTGCATCATTGAACGGGTAAGCGCATCCGGTTCCAGAACGGCAGTTCTAGCGTTGTCTGAAAAGAATGTGCGCCACTCCAACTGAACATCGCGCTTCAATTCTCTAATATCTCTTGCAAGGGGCTGAGATTTTGTAATCTCAACAATCTTATTACCAAAATGAATTTCTTTATAAGAAGGACGCTCATTGATGGTTCCACGCCCCCATAACTCTAATGGGATCGCGCCTATAGATGGTTCAGTAGTATATTTAATATTTTTTTGAGACGGCGACATACCCCATTTACCGTCTTTATTTTTAACGGCTAATGATACCGTTCCATCATTATTATCAATAAATCTCCATTCAACATTAGATGGCGTTCCCAAAGCATTAGCGCCTTGCTCTGTTAAAAATACAGTCTTCAGGCTCTGCGGTTTAATGCCAGCGTCGCCTTTATGTCCAACGTCAGCTCTTTCTTTTTTATTTCTAATGCTTTTACCTTTATCAAATTTATACTCAGAACCCTTTGCTGTTTTAAATGTCACCTCTGATGGAAACTGACCGCGCTTAATAAGATAGTCAGCAAAGACCTGATCAGGCAGATCGGCAATCTTATGTGGCATAAGATATTCTTTGCCGTCCGACGCTTTTGTTGCAGTCTGACGCGCCATATCCCATTTATCGGCATCAATATTATATTGTTTAAGAACTCTTTGGTTTTCGGCGTTTAACTGGTCAAATGTTAAATTCTTGCGGTGTGCAAACAAATTAGACATAGCAAGTATTGTTGATGACCGTAACGATTCTGTCCACCAAGTCAGGCCATTCCATTTAAAAAATAAGTTAGTCATTTTTGCCATCATGCCGGGAGCGCCGTCCTCGGCAAACCCAACATTGGCTATCTCGCCAATCATCGAATCATGGAACACACCGTTGGAAGACAAAACCTCTGGTATTTCATCCGCTCTGCGACCCTTGGCTAATGCAGATACAGATGTATGAACGCCATCAAAGAGATCAAATCCTTGATACTTTAAGTGGGTCATAATCCCACCAATGTCGGTCAGAGAGGCAATTACAGCGCCACCCAACTGAGTGATGGCATTGAAGCCTCTAGTTAAATAACCGACCTTGGCAGCATAGTTATTATGAATCATTTGAGTAGCGCCGCTGATTTCATCAAATTGATGGTTCAGCTTGCCATACTTACCAATAGCCTTATCAAGTTCCTTTTGCGTCTTAGCATCCGTATCTTTTCTTGCCTTAATATATTCTACAACTTTATTAAGCGTGTCTTTTGGATTTGGCCCAAGTTTACGCATCATAACCACATTACGGGCAGTGATTTCCATCTGTTTAAAAATGGCTTGTGAGATATTACCGTAACCATACTTCTGGTTGTATTCAAACCAATCGTCTGCACTTTTCCAATGGAAGAACCGTTCTTCGCTAAGACGACGACCGATGTTAGACGTGCCACCCTTGAACCCAGTTATTTTATCTGGAACTTTATAATGAGTTCCGTTTGATAGGTTTTCAAAGATACCTTTTAACGTCTCATCAATATCACGGCCTTCAAATGTCCTATCAATATCAAGTCTTTCTAATATATCTTTAGACCATGTTTCGTATTTTGCGCTAGCAATCTTGTCAGCATCATGTGAGTTACGGACGATGTAACCTTCATATAAGCTAATATTCGCACCAGCGTCGTTCTGGTCCTTTACCATTACATCTTGGTATTTTTTAATAATACGAGCAATTTCCATTGCCTCTTTAGGGCCTTCATACGGCAACTCTTCCCGTCTATTTATTGCCCACAATGCTCTGCCGATTTCACGGTCAAATTGACCGGAAAGAAGCATTTTTTCATATGAACCTTTTTTCAGGTCACCAGTGATGCCGCTCAAATAATCCGCTCTTGCAGAAACAATTTGAGCCGCAATGCTGCTTTTACTCGCAGTCCTATTTAACTGGCTGCCAACCATATATGATTGCAAGCCAAGAACCTTGTTGTCTGCAAAGTTTGAGTCAACATAATCCAGCAAATTGATACGCGCTTTATAGCTTAAATAAACATCACGCTTCTTAACAAAACGTGCAGTCTTTTCTTCCTCTGTCATTTCTTTCTTTGACTGCTTTACAGCATCATCAAAAGACCCGCCTTTTTCTTTAGCTTTTTTGACGCGACGTTGCACATTCTCAAATAGATCAATAGCCTCATCGTCAGAAAGCTGGCGACCAAGTGCTGCCGATACCTCTGAGATACATTTTTCGAAGCCCATTATACGTCCCTCTTAATCGTGCAGTTAAATGCCGTATCAATGGCTTTAGCAAAGTTATCCATTTCAGCGATTTCTTTATCGGCTGCTTCTAAAGCAAGTCGTTCAACTTCATCCATCTCAATGTTTCGCAGCTTGCCTAACTCCATAACAGAGACAGCAAGCTCATCTGACTCATTCTTAGCAGTAACGAAATCGGCTGGCTTATCTGCCATTTGCCTAACAACCTTAACAATCTCATCAACCTGAGCTGAGTATTCAGGATTGGCTAGGCGATAGTATTGTAATGCAACCTGCTTTCTTGCGGCTTGTTGAACATTAGCCATCTGGACATCGGTTGACTCCGCTGGCGGGATAAATTCTTTAGTTGTCTTCTTATCAACGCCAAATTGAACTAGATCAGGTCGTGACTTTGCTGATGCGACAAAATCAGGGCTGGCATTTTCTACAAGCGTAAATACTCTTTTACCGTCACTGATAAATGGAACTGGCGTAAGATTGCGGCCTTTAAGGTTAGTGACAGCCTCAGTTGCCTTTAATGCCTGACGCTCTGTTTTAAATGCTAGAATCTCTCCGGCTTCCGAGCGTAATGGTTTATCATTAAACTGGCGAAGCAAGGTATAATTACCGTCAGGTGTCCGGCTGATAGCTAACTGGTCACCAGTGCGACGGAATATCTTGTCTTGAAGTTTGGTTGCTTCATCAATGCTAGAGAATACTGTGATCTCACCTTTAATTGCCTCGCCAGAAGCAAGCGTCTGAGGCGGCATAACAGACGGCAATTCAGTAAAGAACTGTTGAGATGCCAGTTTTGCGTTGACTTCAGAAACCGTGACATTTCTTGGGAAATCAGTAAAAACCCTTTGTGGCTTAAATGGATCAATCTTAGTTGTCGTATCAAGCAAACGTCCTTTTAACGATTTGTAGTTAGGATCGAAGCTAAGTAGATGCTCAACGTCCGGTATATAACCATTGAATGATTGGTTAATAGCGGCATGAATAGCCGAGTTTCTAACTTTTGGGTCAAGGCTATTAACTAATATGCCATTAGCATCAATCGGTTCCGCAACATTGATTGAGCCTTTTTTTAGAAAGGCATCGCCCAATGCGCCTACGCCCATATGTAGGCCGCCCCCGACTATTGAGCCGAAGACAATATTTTCCAGTGAATCTGTAATTGTGTAATCATCTTGCTCTACCTGAGCTAGGCCGTAGTTTAATGGTTCAAGCAAGGCGTTACCAATACCGCCCTCTACAGCGCCAACTCTTGCTCGGACCGCAGCCCTTGAGAATGGCTTGACTGCATTGGCAAGCAAAGCCGTATATCTTGCTTCACCATATATCGGAATAAACGCAGCCATAATATTAAATGGGTCAGCAAAATCTACACCAAGTCTGGTTGTAAAATAGCCAAGTTGAGAGATGGCATCCTGTGGCCCCATAGAGGCAATCGCATTTAATCTGGCTTGGTCTTTCTTACGCTCAATAATTGAGTCTAACTGAGGCCGGGTTATGCCATATGTCGGGACTTCAACCTCAACATTAAATTGCTTGGCAATATCTAATGCTTCATTTTGGGTAATAAATGGCGACTCGCCTTCTGCGACAGGTCCAACCTGAAACTCAGAAGTAAGTGTCCGGTATAGTCTGGCGGGTGCGCTTTCTTTAAACCGCTCTTCAGCTTGCGCTAAAGCAGCCGTGCCAAAGCTAACTGGCAACTCCTCCAAGAAAGACTTATCTTCACTATGGACTGTATAGATTGTCATTCTTATTCCTCGCCGAACAAATCAGGTTTAACTGATTTAGGCTGAGCGCGGCTTATTCTTGTCCCAATATAGGAAGTATCCTGACGGCTAAATCCTTGGAACTTGTTATACCTTACAACAAACTTTTGATTATTCGTGCGATATACAGGATTGCCATTGCCGTCTTTGAGTTCAAGGCCAATACTGTCATCCGGTGTATTTGTCCAATACCCATAGTTACGTAAATGATCTATATAAAGCGCCTTAATTTCATTTGGCTTTAAATTTGTCTCTGCGTTTCTGAGTGAGATAGGTGGTTGAATTTCATCGCTCCATAAGGCGATGGTTTCTTTAATTTGGTTTGCGCCTGACTGAACAATTCCTACCGGAACACGGGTATTTTTAGGGACTCTGAATCCATCACCAAAGTCATAAGCATCACCAATAACCGCTTGATGCGCTTTTTCTGCTGCCGTTTCCGCCGGAAGCTGCTCTTTAACCATATATTGCATAGCAAGAGTTGTTACAGCTTCCGATACACTATCTCTGATCATAGCACCATTTTTGATAGATGGGTTATTGATAGACCGCGAGAATGGAGCCATTACATCAAATACAGCGTTTCTTAGTGCTGTTTGTTCAGTTGGCAATATTGCTTCTTTAAGCGCCTTATTTACTTCTGGCACTAGTCCTTCCGAAAGAAGCCGCTGGCCAACACGGTCTGTCATGCTGTGTAAGGCATTGATAGCTGCTGGTAGCTTTGCTTCACGAAGGATTGTTGGCCACAACTGCCCCCATCTCCGCTCACCTTGATTAAGAATATCAGCCCAATTACTGCCAGTTCTAGCTGATTCAAAGAAACCAAGGCGCAGATTATCCATATACTCTTTTGGCATAATGGATATTTTGTCTTGTGCTACGCCAGCATCTTTCTGCATTTGCATTGAAAGCGCAGCATAATTACTTGCACGCAACTGCACTATTGAATCTGGCTGATTTGTCGCCATTGCATTTGCCAATGCCGCATATGAAGCGGCAACTTCTGGATTTCTTTGAGAAAACAAACCGGGGTCTTCATCACGACGCTTCTCGAGCGACCCTTGGAGAGCCACTAGATTTTGATACAGTTTAGCGCCTTGCTCTGTATTCACATTCCTAGATGCGGCAGCAATACGCGCTTGCCGTTCAGGTTCAGGTAAATTGTCCCAATTCTCTGCAAGAACAATATTAGCCAACAACGAGCGGCTGCGTTCAATCATTTGATTCATTTTTGCCGGGTCGTCTTTATACAACTCCCTGATCTCATCTTCGTTTGACACGTCAGAGATTCTTGCATTTCCGTGTGGGATACTTGCAGATATATTATCGAAATTTTGCTCAAGTGTTTTCTTTTTGTATGTAATTAAATCTTTGTCAGCCTTATTGAATGATTCAATGCGTGTCTCAAGTTGGTTTGCATGAGTATTTAATTTACCCATATCAGTGAGTGATTGATTGAACGCGCCAGAGCGAACTTGAGCAAGAAGAGATACGTTGTCTTCCTTGCTGCCAGACAGTTTAATAGCGTCAATATAATTTTCGGTAGCGTCAGAGGCTAATTTAAGAATGTCTTTACGCATCTCTTTGCGCTTCTTTGCTGGAAGCGCATCAGCCTTTTGCAGTTCGCGGTCAATCGCCGCACGAATTTGATCTTGAACTCCAATCTCTGTGACTTGCCCCCCCGGACCAGCGGTAATTTTAATAGGGCCAGCGCGATATATTTGCGTAATTGTTTTCGGCAATGAGGCATTTACAGAATTGGTAATTTGTTCTTGTTGTTCAGCAAATGCGTTTGCCGCCGCAGTCTTTGTAGCCGCTACGAATAAACGGTTACCAGATATTGCAAGATCAGCCTCAAGCGACCGAGCAATCATAGGATCGACCTCTGCAAGTGCAGATGAGTAGCCCTTGATCAACGCATTTGTCTGATTAGCAATATCATTGACTCTAACCTTTCCGCTTTCTACATCGGCAGAAAGTTGTGCCATCTGCATATCGGCAGCGGCAGCTACGTTCTTGGCAAGGATACGGCTTTGCGCTTCATTGGCCGCACGACCGAAGATTGTGGTCTTATCTGCAATCGGAGCAATCGGTTGGTTTAGACGACGCGCTTCTTCAATTTGCTGGATCGTCGGAGCCTTGTCAGCCGCATATTCTTCAGCCTGAACAATTGCTTGCTGCTTGGCTTCCTGAATAAAGAATCCCGTCATCCGGTCCATTTGGGCAGACAGTTGGTCCATTGGCGCAGACACATCACGGAACTGGCCCTGCGGTGTGGCTACCGCAATGTCGCTCGATGTATAACGTGGCATAATGGCCATTCTAAAACCCCTTAATTGCCGTAATAAGCGCCGCGCTTGATGATTGACGCACCGTTTGAACTAGACAGATTTAGCGAAGAAGAGCCAAGGCCGGGCGGTCCACCAATCTTATAAATATCTGCGCCAGTAGAAAGTAGCGTGCCAAACGCCTTGATGTATCCGGCTTGAGCAGCGGCATCACCCTGACGACGCATTTCAGACGCATTGATCTGGCCACCGAGCAACGCGATCTGTGCATTGTCTTCGGTCATTATCTTTTCTTCTACGCCCTTACCGAACGCATATTGAGTCAATGCAAGAGCCGACCCACCGAACGGATCAACACTACCAGCGGCAGCACGGGCTCGGATTGTGGCAGCGGTAGCTAATGTCTTTTCAAGAACGGCAATGCCTTGCTGCTTATATTTCAACGCATCTGACTTGGCCTGTAACTCTGCTTGTCGAGCCTGTGCGTATGCTGTCTGCCTTTGCGACTCACCAGCGGCAATCGCTCCTACAGCGCTAACGGCTGAAGATGCAGCGGCCATAAGGATTGGAACACTAAACCCCATTGTCTTACCCCGTTGGAACGCTTACGCGATAATCTAAAAATAGAAGCGTCATCTTTAATGGTGATGTCTGCGTGACGGTTACAGAACCTTCATAGTCGTATCCAAGCAAAGGACCAACACGCTTCAAGCCAGTGAACGGAGAAACTGCCGCATCTAAGATAGCCGTGTCAAAGTTTCTGAACGCAATTTCTACACCACCGATTGATGCGCTCTGCGTCTCGTAGAACTCTGCCGCAACCTCAATGATGCGCTTCTTGTAGCCACGAAGATTGCCAGATTGTAGGCGTGGCTCAATCGGCATGGTTTTGATCTGAACTGTGTAATCAGTGCCAACTACATAGGATGTCGTAGATGCGCGGTCGAATGTCACAAGACCGCTAGAGTTCGCTGTCTCGTCAGACAATACAACACCATCTGCGATTACCTTGACCGTCTTGGCAGCCAGATTAGATGCGGTCACACTTGCGGCAGCACCACCAGTAACAGCATTGTCTAATGTAATATCGCGATTGAATTGCTCGACTTGATACTTAGTCGTGCCGTTTATTGTGCGCTGCACAACCGTGTAGATCGTGTCAACATCTACGGCTACTGCCTTGAATAGGCCATCTGTCGTAAACCGTGATGGTGCAATGATGTCTTGCGACCTCAATACAGAATAGGCCGTGAATGACCCGTCTGTGTTGATGAGCATTAACAGATCGGCTTCATCGGTATTAGTAGCGCGACGAAGTGCCAAATCTACTGGTGTATTGATTAGATGGCCGGACAGAACCGAGATGTTATTTGAGACGTATGTTGCCTGAGCGTCCGTATAGATGAACTCTTTTACGGTCTTGCCACCGCGTTGCACATAGAGCGTCCCGGCTTCGATTCCAACCGGAGATACGCCTTCAATAATACCGTTACGGGTAGCAACACGGACAATGAAGTTAGTCGGCGTAAGCGGATCACCTAGCCCTTGCGGGACATAGAACTCAGCACCAGTGGTAAAAATTTGAAGATCGCGACCAGAATAGATGTCCACGATAGCATTAAACTGATCGACATCAAGCGTTGCTTCTAAAGCATCGTCATCTAAACTGGTCTGCTTATCAAAGTTGAATACATCTCCGACACGGCTACCCCATACGGTTGATGGCCTTGTCTTTGATCCACCAAAGAACAGGCGACCTTCATGGAAAGTAACGCTACGCGGCCAACCCTTCGTTGCCGACCAAGTATGTTCATATCCAGACTCGATCTCCCATTCACCAGAAGCAAATGCAGATGTCTGGCTGAACGGAATCTCTACCTGTGCTTTGACTTTTGTGCTTGATACATAAGTCACAATACGAGCGCGACCGTAGCCATAGCCTTCTTTGATATTGATATATTGCTCTACGTTACCAGAAGAAAACACACCACCAGCAGTCGTCAATTCGATAAATCCGGTTGATGCGCTCGGTGTTAAAGTCGAAGTTGGATTTGTTGTAGTGACAGTAAATGCGTAATTTGGAATATAATTGAAGCTGATTGTGCTGAGTGTCCAAGACGCATCAGTAGCACCACGGACGAGCTTCAATGGCTCTAAGTCTTCATGCACAAAGATCATCGTGTCTGCCGACTGAGCGTATTTAAGATTCGGAAGAATAGCTGATGTCAGAGTCGAGGCAGCCAGATATGGATTGCCTGAACCATTAATGTTCGTGACGATCACGCCATTCTTGAAGATATAGATGCGCTGATTGACGACTGCGAACATATATGAGTCGGCAGTCGAGAACTCGAACGGAATGAGTGCTACACCATTGGCTGCACTGGCCGGAAGATCATAGATGAACTTCAGTCCCGGACGACGACGCGCACCACCCTGAGGGATGATGACGACGTTCTCTGCCGTTTTTAGAGCGGAGTAATACTGGTTAAGGTCAATACGACCACGCAGAAGCGGGTCAACCTCGCCAACCGTAAAGTTAGTTTGGATATTGACAATCTTTGTCATCAATACCTCACGGCGACGAGAGAGAAGTCCTCAATAGACTGGTTGGGCTGATTCTGTGAGTCGATCATCGTAGCCTGACGGAAGAACCCACCACGGCCATTGTCACTTGGGCCACCGACAGCCATAGCCATCCAATACTGGGATTTGCTGTTTTGGTCCGTCACTGGTTCAGCGAAGTGCCAGCAAAGGAAGTATTTGAGAAGCTGCACGAAATACTGAGGAAGGATGTCCTCTGATACATCATACTGGTAATCTATCCAGACAGATGAGTAGTTTGTCTGAATTTTAGTCCCGATCTTTTCCCACTCGGTAACAGGACGGCCACCAGATGAAGTGGTAATAAACAATGCTCTTGCGCCAGCGATCAGATCGCCCGGCAGGGAATATTCATATTTCCACTCGGTTACCGGAGTCGTTTCAAGTTGAGCAAGTTGCTGCTTCTTGATCGAAAATGACCATGGATACATCGACAGGAGCATGACCTTCACATCGTCGTAAAGACGGTCTGTGATCTGGGCTGCCGACGAGCCATCCGAGAAAGATGTAATAATGTTCGTGCCAAGCATAATCAGGGCATCGTTACAAATTTTCAGTTTGGTATCGCCTGTAGCCATGTCAGGACTCCATTACGAAATCATATATATTCGAAATGACTTAAAGAAGAAAGCCCCGGCCCAGTTTCCTGAGTCGAGGCTCTCACTAGCGGGGAACTGATAGTAAAATCAGTCCGTGTTCGTGACAGTAAGAGCAGTCACATCTGACACGTTGACCACCGATCCGGTGTTCGTCATGACGACATGCCAGCCAGCCGTTGAGACTGCGCCTGAAGAAGTGACAACCACAAGGATGAGGTCACCAACTTTAAGGACGCTTGCTGCCGAGTTGAAGTAGCCCGAGGTATCAACTGTGCCATGAGCATCAGTCGTGGTGTATGACCAAATCTGAGGCGCGTTGCCTGCCTTTGATTGGCCACCGATGGGCTGAAGGTTAGTGGACGAATAAGCCATAGTCTAATCTCCTCACGATTCGCGGCAGGTGATCTTGACGATGCCTTCGTCGTCGATGGCAATAGCGCCAGCGGAGAAGATCGAGTTCACAAGGAACGAGGTCTTTTCTGGCACATAGTTGATCTCGGTGCGCTGGTTGATACCAATGCCGAAACCAACCGCATCGCGATGGAACGCATAGCAAGTGCGGTCGAGCGAACCGTCGATGGGCAAGCCACCTTCAGAACGATCACCGATAGTGACGAACTTGAAGCCGAGGAACGTGTCGATTTCGCCGGAGACGAGCGCCTTGACCGAGTTGTAGTCGGCAGATGTCGTCTGCGTTTCACCGAGCAAGCCTTCGAGACCCGAAGCGGAAATGACCATTGCGCGGCCTTCCATCGGGACGTTAGCTGCGTCCATCAACTTCTTGGCGCGGCGAAGTTTCGCCACGTTCAAGTTGGTTGTCGCGCCACCGACGCTGTTAGCAACCGTCAGCGTGGTGCTGGAAGCTGCGAGAGCATCGAGGAGGATCTGGTCCATACGACGACCAATCGCATTCGAAACGACCGAAACGAGTTCGCGGCGTTCGTCGAAGTTGATCTTCGCTTGGTTGAAGATGTCTGAATATTCGGCTGCATTGTAGTCCTGCATCGTGGCAGTAACAGTCGAATACGACACGTTGAGCGGCGTAACGTCTGTCTGCGGGATACGGACTGTGGCAACGCCACGACCGATTTTCGGGAATTTTACTGTAGAACCTTCGACACCGTTGCGCTCACGGACGAGACCAGCCAAGGCGCGTGTGCCTTGATAAGCCTGTTTCACTTCCGCGTCGAACAGCGTCACAAAGGCATTTGATACTGAGATAGCCATTTGCTTTGCTCCGTTCGAGGTTAAGATTCACTCACGCAACGGTTATCCTGTCGGGCCGTTCACTTGGGATTTTAAGGTTCCCCAACCTGAAACGCCCGGCCTTTCGGTTATCGGACGGGTGATAAATAAATCACCCGCCCAATTCTGTCAAATTAGCCCGGAATTGCCTGAGCAAACATCTTCTCGACCTTCCGAGTGAAAGCCATGTCTTTTCCGTAACGCGGATCACCGACCATTGCGTATAAGTCATCCTTCGATACGCCTTGATCTTCTGTCATGCCGCTTGTCGGAATAGCCATTTCCCCTGAAGCCTGCCTGATTTTGTTCAAAGCAGACACAAAAGCCGCACTTGTGGACGCTTGCGCGACCGCGTTGAGTTCAGCTTCGTTCAGGATCGACCGACCGAGCTTGCCAAGCCACTGGTTATTGGCCTTGATGATCTCGTCAGCCTTATTTCCTAGCTTCTTGAGTTCGGCCTCGCGGCTTACTTTCATCTGCTCCATAGCACCAGAGACGTTATCAAGGTATGACTTGGCGATCTTCTCAAAAGCATCCTGAGACAGGCCAAGTTCCTTAGCC